TGCTCCGTGGCAAGCGCCAGCGCCGGATCTTCGACAGGATCGGCCAGCGCAAGGTCAGCCACCACCGTCAGCGCGTCGACTTTGTATGTGAGCTCGTTGTGATAGGGCGGCCCCTCCCGCTCGTCGATCGTGAGCAGCGCCCTACGGTCTATCCCGTCTCGCTCCACCCATAGCTGATACGCCTCGCCCGGCTCGAAGGCCTCAGTGTCCGACCAGGCATCTTCGCCCCAAAGGGTCACGGCATGAGCGCCTTCCTCCCCGATCACCTGCTCACCACCGCAGAGGTCGCGTGCAGTAGAGCGGGCGCGGACGATGTCGCCTTCTTCGAGATCGAGCGTATCAGGCAGCACGATGTGGGACGTGTACAGCGTACCCTCTGCGCAGTCTTGCGCGTGGGTGACGCCCGGCAGCGCTATCATCAGCGCCGTCAGCAGTAAAGGCCAGATCCAGCCGGGTATTTCGGGCATAGCGTCCTCACAGTCCGTTTATAGTTCGCTGTTCGTCAATCTCTGCCACCAGCTCACCCATGTCGCCTCGCAGGGTGCCCGAGACGCGTACGTCGATGCGCTGGCTCCCTCCTTGCATTTGCCCTGCCGTCACGACGTCACCGCTCACCTGTGGAATAAAAAACTCGCGTTGGCCAAGGCCATGCGTCTCATACAGCCGACCGCCCTGCACCGATCCTCCAAAGCGACGCCCACCACCGAAAAGGCCACCAAGGATGCCGACCGCAGGACCGCCGAACGCCATTGACAGCAAGCTACTAAACGCAGAGCTCGCAAGCTGAGACAGGACAGTGTCAAGCGTGTTTGACAAGCTCTCGGCTGCAGACTGGCCACGAAGCATGCCCCCCACAAGCGTATCGCTGAAGCGCTGTGCTTCGCTGGTAAGTGCGTTGAACGACTGCCCGCTGCTTTCTTCAACCTGCAGCATTGTGTCTCGGACACCTGTTAGTTCTTCCCGAAGCGCAATGAGTCGGGCGCGCTGCTCTTGCCCAACCGCTACCTGCAACTGGGCATCCAAGAGGATCAGTGATTCGCGGACCTGGCGTAGTGGTTGGTTAACGCCCTGCCGTATGCTGTTTTCAATAAGCCCAGTGGCTGCAATAAAGCCTTCCGCTGTCTCCAAAAAGCCAAGGTCAATATTAGCATCATCGGGCATAAACCCTCTCATCAGAATCCGCTCAAGCTCCAACGCGTCGTCCCTGACCTCTTTAATGGCTGAAGACACACGCGCCATGCTTTCCTGCCGCGCCGCATTGACCTCGCTCTCTGCGCTGGAGGCTTCGCGCCGCGCCCGTATTGCTTCGCGGGTCTGCTCAATTTCGCTCATGCGCTCCTGCCTTTGCTCTCGCAGGCGCTGGCGCTCTTCCTCGAACTGACCGCGTCGCTCTTCTTGCTGCTGCCTTCGCTCATCGGCAGCCATCTCGGTAAGCGCTGCGTTGGCCTCTATCTCGTTACGAATGCCCTGAAGTGCGGCAGCCCGGTCATCGAGATCGGACGTGTCCATGCCGAGCCCGCCACTAAACTGACGCGCTGCGCTGACCCACGCCTCTTCAAGTGAAAGTGTGGCCTCCGTTACGCGCTCCACGACGGACAAAAGGCTCAAATGCTCTTGCCAGAATGCGCCAACATCCTGCAGCCAACTACCGCCAGCGTTACCGGCGAATGAGTCAAATTGCTGGCTTATAATGCTAACCTCATCGCCCAGGCGACGCAGAGTAGCCAGCATCTCCTGTAGCACAAAGGACGCCTCCAGCACACCGTCGGCCAAACGCTCTGACAACGACGCCGCAACGTCATCGCTACCCTCAGTGATGAGCTCGTACGAATCCAGAAGGCTATCGAATGTGGGCAACAGCAACTGCGCGAAGACTTCGGCCTGCTCCCGCGCCTCAGCCGAGAGCCGCCGCATCCGGTTCATGGTGTCTTCCTGGGTCCGCTCAAGATCGCCCATTGCCGCCGGTGCCCGCTCAAAGGCAAGCTCTAAGGTGGCCATCGCCCGCTCCTGCTGCGTCAGCTCCTCCGCCGTGCTGGCTGCGCTGTTGGCAAGCGCCCGCTGCTCCACGTCCGTCTCCCGTATCATAACGCCCAAGTCGCGTAGCTGACGGCGCTGCCCGAGGATTGCCCCAGTGGTCGCATCTATCGCTCGCTCCACCGGAATGTTCATGAAGGAGGCAAGGTCAGCGGAAAAACTCACTACCTCTGTTGAGAGCTCTGCCGTTTCTTCCTTCAAAAAACCCATGCCGTCAAAGAGATCGCCTACCGTGGCGACCATGCCGCGCATTTCGTTGTTGGTTGCCCCCGCCATGTTTGCGATAGAGCGTACAAAGTCATCCACCTCGCCCGACATGTCGCCAAACACGACATTAAAGCGGTTGCCCGTCTCTTGCGCGCTTGTACCCATCTCAAAAAGCGTGCTCACCGCATTACGCATGGCCGGGATAAGCCGCGTGATAATCTGTGCGGCAATAAAGCCGATGGCAATGTCGAACGAGCGCTGCATCCGCTGGGCACCGCGACCCGCTTGTTGGGCCGACCTGTCAAGGCGGGCCATACCGCCCTCCACCTGGCGTACGCCCTGAACAGCACCTCGGCTGTTAACGTCCACCGTGATGGTAACAGATCGCGCCATCTATCCCTTTAGCTTTTCATTACGCTTGTGGTGAATGTGTGCTATCTGCTGGAGCCCAAGCCACTGCACGTGCTCGGCGTAGCTCATAACGTGGTATACCGTGTGGTACGTCTCAGGCCCGCTGTACGCTACGTGCGCCCGCTGTGTAAGGTAGGACCTGCCCGCCTCCTTGAGCTTCACGTTGGCGCGCTCTGAAGCTTCTTCAACTCGCTGGTAAGCTTCTTCAAGGGCATCAGCTGCTCGCTCAAAAAAAAAGCCGCCACGGTCCCCAGTACCTCCTCTGCGCCGGCCCGCGTGTAGTCTTCGCGCAGGTTGATTGCCCCGGCATTGTGCAGCGCAAGGTCAAGAAATCGCTCTGCCCTGTCAAGCCCCGGCCACGTCAGCCCCTTTACGTCCGCCGTGGTCGCGGGGCCTTGAGGTGGCAGCCCGAGCGCCACACATGCGCGCTCGTACTCATCTGCCGTAACCTCATAGCCGTCTTTGACTTCCAGCGTAAGATCCTGTGCGTCTGCTTTCGGGGCAGTGCGCTTTGCGGCATCAGTCATAGGCCTCTATTATGTCGCGGGTGTGATGTCGAACACATCCCAGTTGCCGCCCTGTACGCCAGAGCTTGCCGAGACGCGCACCATCTTGTACGCTTGCTGGCCATCACCGGGCGAGAGGCGCGGGCTTACGTGGACCGTAGCGCCCTCATTGCCGCCCATCACGTGGACGTCGTTGTCGTACGTGAACGCCAGCCAGACGCGGGCAGACGGGTCGTTCATCGTGTCTGCAGCCTCCGCAGCTACCACCCCGGCGCTTTCAAGATCATAGCATGCGTACGCCATGTTTTCGTTGTCCTGCGTCGTGACCGTGCTGCCCTGCATCGTCCGAAACTCCTCCGTGTCGGCAATGTCGTTCTGGCTTTCGGGCATGATAATAAGGCCCATGTCGTCCCATGTGGCCGTGTCGTAATCTCCGTCATAGTCAGTCGAGATTTCGACCTTATCGACGGGTCCGTTGATTGATGCCATGATGTTACCTCACTTGGTTATGGTTATCGTTCCCGCGTCGTGACGGAAAAACTACACTCGTGCGCCCAAAGGTCAGCGCTTGCGTCTATGAACGTCATAAATACCTGGATGTTGTCCAGCGAGCCGCGCACCACGCCGGGCGCAAGTCGAGGCGCGTCTATCATCGAAAAAAGCACGCCTTCAGGCTCTGTGCCCTCTATCACGCTATCAAATAGCTGTTGCGATTCGCCCGTGTCATCGTACTGCACACGCACCATCACGTCAAAGCTAAAGGCCTGCACGATGGCGCGGGACTGCATGGCGTCTATCTGCTCCGGCCTACCCGTGTAGCGCACCTCGCAGTAGCGCACAGGACTCCCATACACGCGTCTACGGGCTGCCGCCTGCCCTGACGTGTGCGCCGATAGCTGGAAGCGCTGGGACACCGTAAAGCGGCTGTCGTGAGCCTGCAAGACATCTTCCATGCGCTTAGCAAGCGCTGCTCTATGGGACAGCATTAGGCTCATCGTAGGGCGCGCCTCATCGCGTCGAACACCTCGGTTTGTGCGATCTGCCGCACCTGCCCCAGCTCATCGCGCAAGGCGGGCTCTAAAAAGGAGATCGCATCTTCAACGAATGGTGCATAGGGCACCGCTGAACCCTTCACGAGCCGCGCCTGCCCACTCCCGCGCATCGTGATACGTTCGATGGCTTCGCTGCTCCCACCCGTGCGGCTGATGCTGCCACGGCTGCCAGCAAGCGAGCGCGCCAAGTCACCAGACAGAATGCGAATCGGCGGGCGACCCTTTGCCTCCCGGCGCGGCGCGGCGCGGTAGGGATTGCGGCTGATGAACTCATCGCGTGCATCCCGCATGTAGGTGCCGATGGCTCGGGCACCGATTACGTCGGACGCCTCTTCCAGTATTTTCCGGAGCGTATTCGGCAGCTCTGCGCGAAACCGCAAAAGGCCGCGCTGCACTTGCTGTATGCCGTCTGCCTGCACGCTCATGTCGATGCTCCTGTGTTATATTACGGGTTGCGCTATATCACAAGTTTGCCGTGTGCTGCGCGGACGCTTGCCAGCACTTCACCTTCGAAGTCCGGGCGTGCGCCCTCAATGGTGGTGGTGCCACCGGGGACCTGTATCACGCGGCTCTGGAAGCTGCCGCCTGTACCCTCGCCTAAGTAAATCCACGCGGCCAAACGGTAGATGGCGCTGCTGATGCTGCGGGGTAGCCGGGGTAAATCGGAAAGCGTCAGCTCATCTAACGCCACATCCGTATACGATTGCAAGTCAGCATCAAGCACCATGCGCGGAAGGTAGCCCGCAGCGTAGACAACCGTTTCTTCGTAGCCGTAGGCCGAACTGCGGCCAAACGATAGCGGCCCAACGCCGCGGCTCCTTGTGCTAATCGAGCGCCGATCTGGGCCAATCTCGAAGCCATCAGCCTGAACAATGGGCCACTGCTGCATAAACGCCGTAAACGTGCCGTCGTGGTCCTTCTGAAACGCCACACGCTCGCTGTGCTCCGTCAAGAGTAGCGTGCGCCCAAGGGCCGATTGTACGCGGTCTGTAGCGTCTTCGAGCACGTCCTGCGCCTCGACGAGATCAACGTCTTGCTGATCAAGGCTGCGCAGCGTCCGCGACACGAAGCGTTCGAGGTCTACAATCATTCATCCTCCTCTGAGCGGTTAAAGACCTGTGACGGGTCAAGCTCAGTCGGGTAGCGGTCTGTGGTGGTAGAGGTGCCGCCGACCATCTTCCGTCGATACTCTTCCGCGCCCGCAAGATCGTCGAACGTCTCGACCGCATCATCCGACAGGTGCTTAAACGCGGTCTTCTTTTCCTCAACCATATCGCCTCGCGTGCGCCGGTACCAGTCGTGTGGCTGCGTGGCGGTCTGCGTGGCGACGTTCTTCTTAAATACGTGGTATGGCATAGCGCCCTCGCGTCAAATGATAAACAGGAGGCGCGGAGCACTCATGGCCCCGCGCCATCCACGGCATCTATTAAGACGCGGCTGTTTTCAGTACGCTGAACGCATCGCCAAACACGGGCGGGATCTTGAAGCCGATCCGCTCGCTGATCTTAACGAGCTGGCCATCTGCTTGGAAAGCGTTGAACGAGATGTCACCGTTCGCGGCCTGCAAGATGGCTTCGCGGCTTGTGTCAGCCGTCATGCCCCGGCGGTTGCCCATAAAGGCATAATCCGACGTGCGGCCAAGAACCAAGAAGGGCGTGTCAACACCCACATCCGTGATGTCCGGCATTACCTCGCTTTCCACGAAGGGATAGCCGAGCACTGAGTCGGAACCCTCGCCCGTCAGGTTCTCCTGATGAATGCGGAACCCACCAGTGGTTTCAAACTGGCGAATGGCTTCCAGCACCGAGTAATGACCGATCCACACCGCGCCACGGCGTCGCACGCGGGAGAGCTGGCCCTTCATCTGCCGCAGGTACGCCTCACCTGTATCCGGCGCAAGAACGGCGGTGCCGCTGTTCTGAGTGGCCACTACTTCCTGCACGTTATCGGCGTTGAGGAGTCCGGTAAACCCACCGAACGCGCTCGTTCCATCGCCGAGAAGACCAGCAAGGTCTTCCTTCTCCATGATGCTTTCAGCGAATAGCTGTTGCACTGAAGGAAGGAAAGCAATCGCGCTGTCTTCCGTGAGCTCCGTGGTGTACGCTGTAATACCAGCGAGTTTGTTCGTCACCAACTTCTCTTCGCCCATCTCCAGGAAGGACGGCGTGAAGTTCACGCCCTCACCTGTCCAGAACGCCTCAACCTTGGAGGTAATCTCCTTGAGGTCGATGTCCTTAGAGGTCATCGGGATAGCGCGGAACAGGTTACGCACCTCTCCAAACTCCTCAATAATCACAAGCAGCTCGGCAAGAAACGGCTTCGGCAGAAGAAATCCGGTCTTAGGATCGTCTGCAGTGGACGTGGTGTGGAGCCTGGTGTTCTGGGGGTCCATGTCCAGCGTAAAGTACATCCGCTGCTTCTGCTGCCGCGAAAGGTTCGTGCGCTCAATTACGCGCTTGGACTCTTCTTGCTCTGCGAACCACTGAGCGTCCGGCATGGAGCGTAGGTCCGTCACGACGGAACGCAAAAGGCGTTGGGCCTTCCGGCGGTCATCGTTTTGGACGGCGTACGACTGCAGCACGCGGTGGGCGCGCTTCTTCCACTGCGGAAACACGTCGCCACGCACTACGGCGTCGGTGTCTGCGTCGGGATGGCCAGAGCCGGTGCCGTTGATGTCGGGCGTGCTCCGCTCCTGCTTGGGCTGCACTTCCTGCTCAGCCTCGCGCACCTCCTCTTCCGAGGGGTCGCCCAGCATGTCCGCCACAAAGGAATCGAGGTCTTCGCGGCTCATGGTTACGGTGTCTTGCTTCGACTCTTCTTTGGTGTCCTTCGTTTTGTCGCTCATGCTTTCCCCAGTCGTTTATTGGCTATCTCTCGTGCTTTGCGTTTGCGCTCTCGCCTCATCTCCCGTGCAAGGTCGATCAGGTCGGCGCGTGTTACCTGTACGAGATCAGCACGAGCGGATTGCTCTTTGGCATCAGGGACATCAGCCGCATCTTGCGCGCCATCGGCGCGGGTTGAGGTGGCATCAGGCGCTGAGGCGCTGACTCTATCGGTGTTTTCGTCCTGCGAATTTCGGTCCTGCGAATGCTCTCCTTTCGATGCTCGATTCATACTCTCGACAGCAGCGAGCCGCTGCTCTATGCGCTGGAGCGTCTGCAACGCGTCTGCAGCGCTGCGGCTCTGCACCGTCGCGCCCATGTTGCTGGCCATTGGCGTAAAACTCCACTCCCGCAGCTGCCATTCGGTGTAGCGGAATACGCGCTGGCCGTCCACTTCATCCTCGTGACCTTCGACGGGCCGGAAGCCGATACTTGCGCGGTTAAGCAGGCCGCTCTTTACCTTGCGGTGCCATTTACGGATCTCTTCGTCCTCAAGGTCCCAGTCTGAGTCACGCACCTGCACCATAATCCCCTCCCCGCGCTGCTGTGGCGTTGGGCTGTGCCCTGCCAAGAGGTTCGGGTCGTGGTTGATAAAGAAGCGCTCGTAAAAGGCATCCAAGCGCATCCCTTCCGGCTCTATGATGGTCCGGTAGCTATCCACCTGGCGCGTATTAATCATTACCACCGTCTCATCATCCGAAGAGGCGCGCCGGCACTCTGCCACGTACTCACGGGCCTGGTACTCACCAATGGCGCGCTGGGCGCTGACGATGGCCGGGTCTTTGATGTGAACGGCGGGAGTTTTACGCTTTTCAGCGGTGCTCTTCCGATCAGCCCCGCCCTGCTCGTCTGAAGCAGTTGGCGCGTCGCCTGTTACCTCTTCGGTGTCGGTTGCTACAGATTGATCCGGCATGGCGGCCCTCGTTTATTGGTCTATAGCACTATACCACCCAGCTTGCGGGTGTGTTTCTGTGCTGCGATGTGATGCCCTACGCCAGCCGACAACGGCAGCGAAAATACCCGACATAACGATCAACAGCAGCATAAACGTCGCGCTCCAGCCCATCACGCGGGCGTACGTGCCAATCGTGATAAACGCAAAGGCGGCAGCGATGATTAGCGCGTAAGCGCGGGCAAAGGTCTTCAGTAGCGTGCTCATGTGTCGCCTCGTATAATTGGAAGTTGAGTGCAGCGGCAGTTGATGACGTTCGCGGCGCTACCGTTCGGGTCGCCTGGGTGACGCAGGCTTTCGCCACCGACCGTAAACGCGCGCCCGGTGGCCACCTCTTGCCCATCTGCTTCGGTGTGCGTCTGGCGCACAAAGCCATCGCGCTGTGTAAGCCAGCGTTTTTCCTGCACGCGGCCCGACGTATCCCACCGCAGCTCTCGGGCAGCTTCAAACGCTCCGGTAGTGCTTGTTTGTGCTACTGTACGAGCGCGCCCTGGCATAGTGTCACCAAAGTAGCGCTGCAGGCGGCTCGACAGCTCAGTCACCGTTTCGTTGTTTTCTATGCTGCGCAGGATCGTTTCGTTAATATCGCTGAGCGTGGTATCCTGCACGCCGCGCATCTTACGGTTAATTGCGTCGATTACGCGGCGGGCCTGGGGGTCGTCCGCGTTAAAGCCACCCTCCACGTTGATCTCTTCCGCCCCAAACTCAAATCCGGCTTCCATTGACGCCAAAACACCGGGCAGCACAGCGTTAATAAAGCGTTCAGTTTCGGCGGCCACGTCGAAAAGCTGTGATGCCGAGAGCGGCGCGTCCACTCCCTCGATGCCAGAGGATTCGCGGCTGTTGCTCTCTGCAAAGGCGCGTAGGCCGGACTGCACGCGCTCGCCCTGAGCCTTAAATGCTTCCAGCACGAGCCCGCGCATCCGCCGCTCGCTCTGCTGCCGCTCATTATCAACCGCTCGCCATGCACGTTCGAGGTCGTCGCTGTCGCGTGTGGTCCGCTCTTGCCTTGTGGGCTGCTGTCGGTCGGCACCCGCAGCAGCTACAGAGGGTCTGTCCCTCCACCGTCATCGTCGATGGGTTGGAGGCTGATTGATCGGTAGCGGCGCTCTCCACCATCTACCTCCTCAAAGCCATCCTCTCGCAGAAAGTCATTAATGGTGCGCTGCCCCGTCTCAAACTGCATCTTGCGAATGCGCTCTCGCTCTTCCGGCCTTACCGGGGTGAGGTCAGGGCATGTAATGGTGAGCGTGCTATCTACCGCCCCGAATGCCATACGGAACGAATGGGCGAGCTGGTCGGCGATGAGCTCGGCCTCCGGCTGAATCGTGTGCTCGATAAACGTACGCTCGTGAGTTTCGGCGTTGGCCCGGTTCGCGTCTTTTGAAAAAAGGCCCTCCGGCACGCCGCAGATTTTGTGCAGGTCGCTCTCGTTGAGCTCTGCGATGTCGGCATACAGTAGATCCTTCGGGCTGATACCGAGCACTTCGGCTTTCATGCCGTTCGCAAGGATGAGCGGCCTGCCAGGGTTGCGGCTGTGGCCCTTCATCTTCTGCTCAAAGCGCCGTTCGGCTTGCTTCAGTGTATCCTCGTTCTGTATTTCTTGGTCTGTGGCAAGCGCATATGGCGGCGTGCGGGCATCCCGCAAATGGTCGCGCTGATACACGTTCATGTACAGGTCGCTGTCCGACTGGAAAGCAGCGGCCTCCAAAAGACTGACGCTTTCGACGGGCGTTGTGGGATGCATGTGACGCAGCCATACCACATCCTGCCGCTCTACGGGAAAAATCTGCCCATCGTTGCGATAGTATACGTAGCCACCGACGCCGCCGGACGCGTCCGGCCATGCATTCACCTGCCCATGCTCTGGCCACACCGGCATAAGCTCGGCAGGCACGCCCCTCGCATCGGCGCGCACGAATAGGAAGGCTCCTTTACTGATGTCACGCGCAAGCGCCACCCACTGCCAGTACATCTGTGTCGGGATCGACTCGGACGGGTTCGCCAGCAGCCGCTTCCACGGATGCTCGGCCTCCACCGGCTCAAACTCACCATCATCCACCTCGCGTTTTACCTCGAAGTTGCGTATTGCGTTACCGAGCGCGTTGCTGCGCATGTTAAAAAGCCGCCATAGCAGCGAGCGGTAGGCTTGACGCTGCTTCCGGTAGTCGGGCGTTTCGTTGTCCGTAACACCGAACGACTGCTTGAACGGGGCAAACGCGTACATATCGAAGTCCACATCACGCGTATCCGTGACCGTGATCTTAGCAGGCTCCTCCGTCACAGTGAAGCGTTCGGCTATTCGCTGTATAAGTCCCATATCACCAATTTAGTATACAAGAATGCCGCCGCCTCCGCCCACCAGCTCCGTCAGCGCAAACACCAGCGCGTCGAGGCGGTCGGGGCTCTTGCCGCGCTCGCTGGGGTCCCACTG